GAATCACTAAGACTTAAATTTTCATTATTAGCCATTCTGTTTAGAGCAGCACCAGCTAATCTACTATCTTTTTCAGCATTATATTGTTCTTGTACTGTGCCTTGACGAACTCTTACTTCACCAGCAAGCTGTCTATGCAAACCAGCCATTATAGGATCGTTAACATACTCTTCTGTAAATCCTGCTTTCTTTAAACGCTCTTGAACATTCTTTGGAATAAAATCAAATGTTCGCATTTCTAAAGCTATTGCCATGTAATTTAAATCAGCAGACAACATAGGTTGTTTTTGATCTGGATTAGTAATTTGTTGTAAATCTGCAAGCTTATTAGATATGTTAATTATATCTCCGCTTGTAAAAGCGTATCTTAATTTTTTTTCATGCTCTGTACGAAACGCACTACCTGTACGATCACCATGTTCAAGCATATGAAAATCTAGTTTATTTGTTTGTACATTAACTGCTTCTCTAGCAGAACCTGTTACGCCAGCAGCCGCCATTGCCTGTATTTCAGGAATAGCTTTATGTAAAACTATCACACTGTTTTTAAATGCCAATTCATCTTCAAAATTTTCTTTATCTGTAAATAATGCAACTTGATATTGTTTAGATGAAACAAGGCCAACTGATTCAACAACACCAGCAAACTTGCCAGATTGTTCTATTGTAGTATCTAACCATGTGCCAAATTCTTCAGCAAAGCCATCAGGGTCACGCTCATGTTTAGCTGCTATTTGTTTAGCGTTAGCATTAATATCTATTGTTAATGCATCCATGTATCTTTTATTAGCTATAGGCTCATAAGCCTGTTTAGCAATATAAGATAATGACTTAGGAGTTTCAGGAAATACTAAATTGTTATTTTTATCTCTTGCACTAATTAGAGCAAGGCGAGCTTCCTCTTGTCCTTTTTGTGTTTCTTTTTCAACAAGAGATCTATAGCTAGATTCAAAGAGTTCTTTACCGGCTCGTTGCATTTCACGACCGCGACCACCACCACCCATGCGTACAATACCAACAGGGCTAACAGTAGTACGATCACCTTTTAATACTTCTATTTTAGCCATTTTATTTTACCTACATTCCTCCGGGGGCCATATTATTTGACCAACCTGAATTGCGACTAGAAGAGCTAGTGCTCGTTCTGTTTGAACTGTCACCACTAACATTATACATTTTCTGCCCACCGCTAATGACTGTAGACATCTGGCTCATTAATGCTGCATCAAATGCTGATTGAGTTTCAAACTGTGCATATGCTGCTTGAGATGCATAACGACCTTGAGTAAACAAACTTTGCAATCTAATGGATTGTAGTTCTTCTATTGTTTTTTTCTTACCAGCCTCTTGTATCGCTTTTAATGATCTATCATCTGCTCTTCTGTTAAATCCAGCAGTGGCTGACGTTGATCGTAAAAAATTAGTGTATGATCTTGAACGCTGTGTAGCTTGTTGTTCAGCAGCAAGCTTTGCCATTTCTTTATTTTCTAAAGCCTGTCGTTTTATTTCGCCTTGTCGTATAGCTTCTTCACGAGCTTGTTGATCTGCTCCTGTTACATCAAGTGCCATACCCGCTGCCATAAGTAAAAATTCCCAAGCCATTACTGAAATGCCACTTCTACCACCATGCCATTAAGCTGCATATCAAGTGGTGCTATTTGTGAAATTGTTACTGTTGGGTCTTTACTATAACCCAACAACCTAAACTCTTTTTTACCTGTAAATGCTTCTCTTGGAGTAGATGGATCAAATGTAACACTGCGAATAATCATATTAGTACCATTAACAGATATACTTAATGTTTCATTTAAATCTAAAACAACATTAGTAATTTTTCTTGGTCTACCAGTTAACGGCCCTCCGGGGGCTTGCGCATCTAAAGGCATAGTTTTTAATTCAGGAACAAATTTATAACCAATCTGTGCTTCTATAGATCCCTTTATAAGACTTGTATCAATTTGATTACTGCCAACAGTAAACTCACCAAGATACTCTGTACCATCTACTACATCAACAACAGCATTGTTTGCAAAATGTCCACTGGTAGAAAATACACCAGCAGTGCCAGTAAAATCGTTACTAAAATCCATATTTAAAGAATTATCAAATTGTTCAAGAAACATTTTACCACTTCCAGAACCATCATTTCTTACCGCAACACAAAATAAAGATTCATCAACAGCACATATAGAATGGAAACTGCCTTGTGTATCCCATCTAGTCCAACCAGCACGTTGTTCTGCTCTTATGCTGTAAAATGTAGCTATTTCTCCATTATCCATAACATAAAATGCATATGATCCGGGGCGATCTAGTGAACCTTTAACTGACGTTACTTGTATTGGATTTGAAATTAAATGTGATGAAAGTATAGATGCCATATTAGTTATATAAGCACCTTCATTATCATCAAAAACATATTCTCTAACAGCAGAGCCAGTAGCTTGTACAAATAATGTAGCACCATCAAGAGATAACGGTCTTACAAAACTAGAACCAATAGGAGTTTGTTCTGAAATTCTTGCATTTGATGCTGTTACTGGTGAATCCTGAAATGATGGCACAAAAAATTCACCTTGGTTAGCAAACACTTGCAAATCTCTATTAGAAAATAAATGCCTTATAAAGTTTGTTACACCAACAGCAACCTCAAGATCTAAACCATCAAAATCCTCACCATCGCCAACATCAAAATTAAAAAAGTCACCACTAGCAGATGCCCATAAATGACTTGGCTGTGATGGTGTACCGCCAAACCATAATCTATTTTCATGGAATGTTACAGCAGCAGGATACCCTCTATAAAGACTATAAGATTGTTCATACCAATCTGTTGTAGCAGCAGTGCTACTAATTGTAGGATTACCACCACCTGTAGCTGTACTGGTTGCAGAACCACCCGCAGTATATTCAAATGTGTTTTTATCAATAATCTTACTTACAGTTCTAGTGCCATTCATATTACCGTTATTGATGCCACCAAGCGCACCAGCACCAGCAATTGTTATATTAGTAGAAACTAATAAACCATGATCCTGCATAACAACTCTAACTTTATTAGAGCCTTCTGTTGTATTTAAAGAATCAAAATCAAGATCTATTTCTATAGTGCCTTGAACATTAACTACGGCTACTGTAGTGCTTGTAATAGAAACTATAGTACATTGTGTATTATGAACCAAAATACTACTGCCCTGAAATGCATTTCCAGTAACAAAATAAGCTGCGCTAGTAGTAAGAGTTATATTATTGCCGCTAGTAGCACTAGGCGTAATTGTCATTCCAGATGGTTGAAAATTATAATAAGGTTGCAATGATTTATTAGTATCAACAGATGTATCGAATGCAAATTCTCTTACTTCAAATGCTGTCAAACCAGTGCGAACAAGCTCCAATGGCATAAAATCATTATGAGCAATAAACATAAAGTCACCTTTCTGAGCATAGGTAAACTCAGAAAGATTCGATAAATTAATTGGTATAGTGGCTCCTGAACCCAAAAGAACTGAATTGTATGTTGTTATAGTTGATACTAAAGAATTATATGTGCCATCAGAATTAATTCTAAACACTTCAATTTTACCAGAACTAAAAGCTACCAAATATTTTTCATCACTAGAAAAAACAAATGGCTCAAGACGTATTTGTTGGTTAGTGCCAAAACTTTGTGCATTTACAGTTGTTCCACCAATTGTAAAATCTGTAATAGAAAATCTTGCTGAATCTGTTGCTGTAGTTTTTAAATTATTTACTCTGCCACCAGATCTATGAATAAAAATACTAAACGCAGTACCAAAACTATCTATTGTATTTTCTACGCTTACACCACTAATACCACCAAGAGCAGTAACAACATTGTTACCAGTAGTAGTATTGTTTTGATGTGCGCGAACAAAATGTGTATTACCAGATGCCGCACTTGGACTTGCACTACCTGAAGTTTCAAACTCTAATGTTTTTACAGTGCCATCATCTAGTGTAAATGTTATTTTTGTGCCTACAGCTATATTAGCATAATCTTTTATAACAATTCTTGCTTCTGGCTCTGTGTATGTTTGTGAGAAATTGTGAAGTCGTTTAGTTCCCGGACGATTTATTACGCCACCTTCTGCACGAATAAACACATTTTTAACTGATTGCCCTGCTTGATTATATACAGGCGCATCAATACGGCTAGCTAATGATGGGTTAATTTCACCATAGGTAAAGTTGTTAAGCGGTATTCTTAATCTCGCCATTAACTTCGCCTTTCAGTAATAAACCTCGATGTTACTAACTTGCGCGTTGTTTGCTGCTGGCTATCTAATGTTTTAGCTTGCTGCAAAAGATTCCCAGCTTTGTTTTCTAAAATACTTGCTAATGATTCATCTCTTGCAATAGATAAAGCAAATGCCGCACCTAACGAAAACTCTAAAGCTAATGTAAAGTAAGATGGAAAATCTGGCTCTAATGCTCTAAACGTATAATCAGCTATTAATGCATCAGAGGATGATGAGTTACTAAAAACTTTATCACCATAAATGTTATATTCAATAATCTTATCACTCACTGTTACAGCATGTAACATAAGCAAATCTGCTGGTAGTTGATGTGCTATATCATATCTACCTGTAGGAGTGTTGCTAAGTTGATTAAGTTCAGATTGATTAGTAGCAAAACGCCAACGACTAGAACACATTGTTGTTCTAAGCACATCTTCATATATTGCATTAGCAACAGTTGCTTCTGTGCTAGTAGCCGTAAATGAAGTAATAGGTTCTGCTCCTATAAGGATCAGCCCCCTAGATGCAATATCAATATCTGAATTAGCTACAGTTGGCATTATGTAATGGGGGGCCGAAGCCCCCCACTCCTATTAGTCACCGTCAGTTTCAACGACAGCAGTACCATCTGAAACATCAACCACTGTGCCAGTATTTGACAATACATTAACAAAGTGTGTTGTAGGTGTGTTGGTGTCAGTAACAATAATCAAATCACGAACAGATAACATATTAGCAGCATCATTAAAATATCCTGCTGTATTAACTGTTGCGATTGCATCAGCCGATGAATAAAACCACAGATCACCGTTTGACGCACCACCAATTCTGGTGAGACCACTTGCTGCATAAGCCATATCTCAGTCCTCCTAGTTGTTGTCTAAGACTTCATAGATACCGTTGTCGTCAATTACAACAGAACCCATTGACATCATAGAGGTTGCAAGATGAGCAGCTTTTTCAGCAACATAGTTTATCTCTGTTTGGACATCAGAGTTGATTCCAAGTCCAACAGCACTTGAATGATAAGCCATGTTCTTACCGGCTGTGATTGCTGACGTTGAAAAGATCTTAAACCCTAAGAACTCTTTCATTGTCATGCCACCAGCAAACGGTAGATTTTGTTCACCGACATAATCTGATGAAGCAAACTCATCAATAAGAAACAAATCTGCATATCCTTTTGGATGCATAGCGAGATAACGCTGCCCATCTTCAGGAATATTTGCAGAACCCATTGTCTCAAACAAGCTAAGAAGATCAGCTTTAGAAACAGCAGAGCTACCACCAATCTGTGTTGAGTTGGCACCAGCATCCATTGCTGTATAAATGATCTCGTCAGTCTTACGACCGAGTGCAGCAGCAGCAGATGTTGCTACAGCTTGACGCTCATCAATATTTGTCTTTAGCTCGTCTAGCTTATCAATATACTCAGGAGCATAATAATCTGCCATTGTTGCTTCAACAGTTGTGTGAGCAAGTTCCATCGGTGTTACATTACCATTTCGAGACTTTGTGTTAGCTGATCCAGCACCAATTTTCTGGAAACGAACAACAGACCCACGAACATTACCAGCAGTACGAACAGTACCACGGAGTTTAGAACCCATACGCTGATAAGCCATGTGTACTTCAGTCTCAAACTGTTTAATAAAGGCGGTATCAATAGTATTAGCCATTATTCAGTCCTCGTTTAAAAGTTACATTTACATCGCGGTTGTCAGTTTCTTTCGTCATCCAGTTATCTCATTGCGAGGCTGTCAGTTTGAAACAGGCCGTAATACTATTCTAATTCCACAGCATCAAAATCTTGGCAACGCACAAAACGCACACAAGCAAAACCATTTATGATTGTAGTTTCTTCAGCAAACTGAAATCCAAGTCGATCAAGCCACTTAATTGTTCTATCGTGGTCTATAGGCACTACATTCTCAAGAAACATATATTGTTCTTGTAGATGTTCTACTATCTGTTTTGTTGTTCTAACAAATTTACGAGGATGTTTTTCTACAAGATTACTACCAAGCAACCAAATATTAGCCATGTTAAATTCATTTTCTGGTGAAAGCACTGACACGCCATACATACAAGCTGGCTCACCATCAAATAATATCGTCCATGTT